TTCATTTTGATACATCTGGAATAACAGGTACAGTATCTGCAGCAACTTTAAAAATATATTTTCAAAACGATTTAGGTGATGGTAATGCTATAATAATTAAAAGTGATGCTTTTACTGGTGGTAGTAATGCTTTGGTTGCTGATGATTTTAATAACTTAGATTTTAGCACAGCATACTCAGGAGAAATAGATACTACATCATCTGCATTAACTAGTATAACACTTAATGCTACAGCATTAGCAGATATAAAAAACAACAACGATTTTAAATTTGCTGTAGTTAATTTTGATTATGATTATAATGATACAACACCCTCTGGTAGTAATTATGTAGGTTTAAGGTTTGCTAATTATAGTGGTACTAGTTCAGACCCTCAAATAGATTACACTTTACAGACAGGGTATGCTAATAATATTATAGGTGTAGCATCAGCTAACATAGGAAAAGTTAACGGAGTAGCAACAGCAAGTATAGAAAAAGTAATAGGGGTATGAGTAAAATTGATGTAATAAGAATAAATAGTGAAAATAAATGGATTAATATTGGAACTAAAAATTGCAAAGAGATTACATTATGTAATACTGGTAGTGTAGTAGCTAGCTTTAGTTTTGCTATAGGACCTTCTACTTTAGCTAATGGAACGGCAGATACAAATGCTTACTATTACATTAAAACTATTAAAGTACCCGTAAATGCTACTTTATTGTTAGATGAGCAATGGTTTTCTAGCGTTTCTGCCTCTGGTATGACATTGTTTACTAACAGTGTAACTGATGGTGTAGGTATTAGATCAGGAGCTCCTGCAACAACAACTTTATTAGTAAGGTCAGGTACTAGTGCTAGTGAAATAATAGATATGATAATACTTAGAAGATAATGGCACGTATATAAAGATGTTAGATAAAGATACTACTGAAATAATATTAGCTAATGCAGGAGCATTATCACTTTCTTTGACAGATATACACGAAGGTTTACAAGTACTGTCAATGGCTGCTGCTTTTATCTTTACTGTAATAAAAATAGTTAGAGAAGTTAAAAAATGGCGTTGAAAAAAGAAGAAAGAGAAATACAAGACCAAACATTTGTTATTAGTGTAAAAACTTTTTTTGCAGTAGGAGCAGGTTTAGTTTTACTTGTTGGAGAGTACATTGTACTTCAAGCGGATATTGAAGAAGCTAAAAGACTTCCTGTAGCTAAACAAATAGAGATTAGCAGGCTTGAAATAGAAATGAATAATAAATTAATAATGCAACATTTTGATGATGTTGAAAAAGATATAAATCAAATCACTAAGCAAATAGATGAACTTAAACAAAAAATTTATGAAGACTTTCATCTAATGACTAAACATGAGAAAGACAACTATGAGGCTAAGTAAAAACTTTGTATTATCAGAAATAACTAGAAGTAATACAGCAAAAAGATTAGGAATTAGCAATGAACCGACAAAAAAACATCTGGAAAATATGCAAAGGATTATATCTAATCTTGTACAGCCTATGCGTGACCAGTTGGGTCCTATTAGGATCACTAGTGGTTATCGCAACTCGTCACTCAATCGTGCAATTGGTGGAAGTTCTAAATCGCAGCATTGCAAAGGTCAGGCACTGGACCTCCAGTTTTGGGAGATGGGGCAGATGAACAACAAGATCATATATGATTGGGTTTTAGAGAGTGGTTTAGAATTTGACCAGATGATTAACGAGTTTGATTTTTCCTGGATTCATTTATCTCTTAAAGAAAAAGACAATAGAAAACAGGTATTAATAGCATATAAGGACGATGATGGGGATACAGCCTATAAATACGCACCTGATATACATATAATATAATGATATTACCTAGTAATATAAAAAATTACCTTATAGATATTGACGGTACTATTACGGATGATGTACCAAATGAGGAACCTGAAAGAATGGTTACCTGTGAACCTTGGATGGATTCTTTAAATATAATTAACGAGTGGTATGACCAGGGTCATATCATTACTTTTTTTACATCAAGAACAGATGAGGTTAAAGATATTACTGTTGATTGGTTAGAGAAACATGGATTTAAGTATCATAACCTACTTATGAATAAACCTAGAGGTGGAAACTATCACTGGATAGATAATCACGTAGTTAAAGCTACCAGATTAAAAACTAAGTGGTCACCACTAGTAAATAAAAAAGAATTAATAGAAGTATTTGAATAATGAGTAAGTTATTAAATTTTTTAGGAGGGGGAGTAATTGAGAAGCTTGGAAATGTAGTTGACAACTTGTCTACATCTGACGAGGAAAGGTTAGCTGCTAAACAAGCTATGGAGGAAGTTCTTATGCAAGCTGAAGTTCAGGCACAACAAGAAGTCACAAAGCGATGGGAAGCTGACATGAGGTCTGATAACTGGCTTAGTAAAAACATTAGACCACTAATATGTATATTTTTAACTGCAATTTTTGTAGTTTTGTCAGTATTTGACGGTAATATAGGGGAGTTTGTAATTCAAGAAAGTTATATTCCTATATATCAAACGTTATTAATAACAGTATATGGGGCTTACTTTGCTGGTAGGTCTATAGAGAAAATAAAGAAAAAATAAAATGGGTTCATTAAAAGGAAAGTCAATATCAAAGTCATATCAAAGAATACTCCAAACACCTTCAGAAATATCTAATACTACTTTAAAGTCTGTAGAGACAGGTAGTGGTAACGCTACATCTATGAGTTTGTCTACTGATAAGGCTGAGTTTTTAAAGGTAGGTATTGGTACTGGTGGAGCTCAACCTGATGGCTTACTTCATGTTTTATCTGCTAGTGCTGGTTCAGTTACATCTAGTTCTTTTGCTAATCAGATTACGATAGAGAACTCAGGAGATTCTGGTTTATCTATACTTTCTGGAGCTACAGGATCTGGAAACATATATTTTGGTGATGTTAACGACAATGATGTTGGTAAGATAGTATATGATCACTCTGATAATGTTATGGTATTTGGAACTTCAGGTTCAGATAAGATGAGACTTGATCAACAAGGAAATCTTAATATATCAGGTACTTTGTCTCAGTCAGATGATAGATTTGATCTTATAGAAAGATTTGAAAAGGTTCCTAGTTTAGGAGCAACAGATGCTGTTGTGACACAATCATCTAGTGCTACAACAGCTGTAACACTTCATTCTAAGTACGGTATTATTACTATGCAGGCTGTAGATTTAGCAGCTACAGATAGTGTAGAGTTTACTCTTAATAATGGATTTATATATGGTACAACATCTCAGGTATTAGTTAATATTCATGATGGAGGTACTATAGCTGACAACGCTATCATAAATATAATGGCTCATGATGTTGCTGATGGCTCCTGTAAGATAAGACTTGCTACTAACGCTACAGATGTAGCATCTCAAGCTTTTAAGATATTTTTTATTATAGATCCTTATATTACCCCTAATCAAAATTTTGTTGTAGGTGGAACAAGTGCTGGTGGTGTTCAAATTTCTACTAACTGTGGTAGAGACGCTTCTTTTGCTGGTGTAAAACTAATAACAGGAGCTTCAGATAATGATACTACTATATTGACTCCAAGAGATGGAGAAGCTGAACTTCCTGTAAGTTATGACTCTTCAGCTTGGGCTGCTGTAGGTTTTGGTACAGAGAATAAGGTAGAGTTTAAAACTGCTGTATCAACTTCTTCAACTATAACTGACATGTCTTTCTGGGCAGGATTAAAGTTAACAGAAGTTGGAACCTATGCTACAGATGCTAATCAAGCTTATTTCTTATCGGCTACAAATGATGATCAAGGAGCTTTAACGACAAATGGTAACCTTCACTTTGTTTATAGTGTTGCAGGTACAGATTACATAACAGATCTAGGAATAACAATAACAGCAAATACTGTATATAGACTTAGAATAATATTTGATGAAGGAAGAAGAATTAGTGTTTTTGTTAACAACACTCAGTATGGTTTAGTAACTACTGCAACTGCAGGAGGGGCAACTCAATCTGTTGCTTCAACAAAATCACTAGCTATGACTAACGATATAGATTTACTTTCTTTTATAGGAGTTCAAACTTTAACAACAGCAAGTAAAGGTATACAAGTTGGTTATATAAAATTATCAAGAGATTTATACGAATAAAATGAAATTTAAGAGATATGGAAGCGATAAACCCTATTATAAGAAAGATAACGATAGGAGATCTAAAACAAGGTTTAACTTACCAGGTAGGTCAAAAAATGCTGGGAGGTTCACTAGAAGTAACAGCAATAATACAAGATGAGGCTGCGTGGTATAAGCATCAACAGGTAGTATATGATGTGTATATAAAGAAAGACGAGGAAGAGTTTTCAAGACCTTGGAAAAGGTTTTTCTCTCAACCCACAGCGATAGAGTATAACACTGCAGTACTGGAAGAAGAGTACGAGGTTAAGTAAAATAAAAGGATTACAAATTAAATTTAAGACAAAAGAAAAAATGAAGCCAATTAAAGATGTCTACTGGATAGAAGTAGAAAAAGAAACAGAGGATACGTTAATGTTAAATGGTAAGGAGATATATAGAGATACATCTTATGATCCAATGAAGTTAGCGAGACAGTATGGTACGGTGTATAAGACACCAATGCAAGATACTAAAGACTCAGGTATACAAGAAGGTGATAAAGTTTGGTTTCATCATTTTGTAGCTACAGACACAAATGCTGTAAAGCATGCTGATAAGGAGAATATATATCAAGCTTTTTCAGAGCAGATATACCTTATCAAGAGAGGAGAAGAGTACATACCTGTAGGTGTATGGAACTTTATGGAACAAGAGATGCAAGAACCAGAGCAATCTGAGTCTGGGATATTTTTAGAATCATCAGCATCTGAAGTACAACTTCATGGACACGCAGTTATATTAAATAGCTGGATGAAGGATCAAGGAGTTAATAAAGGAGATAGAGTTATGTGGAGTGAGAACTCTGAGTATGATATGGATATAGATGGAAGAAAACTTCTTCGTATGCGTAACTTTGATGTACTTGGTGTTTATGAAGGGTAAGAATGAAAATTATGCTCTTGAAACTTTAGAGAAGTTGATAGAGGCAAGTAAAGGGGCTGTAGATCTTCTCATAGAAGAGATAGGTAAACCTTTGATAGAAGAAGATGACGCTAAAAGAAGACAGGCTATAAAAGCTAAAAGAGAATGTTTTGAGGACTGTCAAGAAATTCTTTTAGGAATAAAAAACCTTGAGGATAGAATCAAGGAGGGTGAATCCTTAATAGAAGAGAAGAAAGATTTTAAAGGATCTTTTGCTGAAAGGTATGCAAGGAAGTGATACTATATATTTAATTGAAGGAAGCGAGGGAGACGCTTTAGAGTTTGATAACTTAAAGATAGTCTTACCTAAAAAGCCTAGATATAAAAAAGATATACTGTATCATAACCTGCCTAAGAAAAAACAGAGATGGACTAGGCTAGCTATACCAAAGGGTTTAACAAGGGAGAACGCTACAGATTATGTAGACTATATAGATGAGGAGTTTAGAAGAAGAAGAGAGGGTTTATGGTTTTACAATAACGGTGTTCCTACTTATATTACTGGATCTCATTATATGTTTATCCAGTGGAGTAAAATAGATGTTGGTTACCCTGATTATAGGGATGCTAATAGAACGTTCTTTATTTTTTGGGAAGCGTGTAAAAACGACAAGAACTCTTATGGGATGTGTTTCCTTAAGAATAGACGTAGTGGTTTTTCTTATATGGCTAGTAGTGAGATAGTCAATCAAGCTACTCAGGTTTACGATAGTAATTTTGGATTACTGTCTAAAACTGGTGCTGATGCTAAGACTATGTTTACTGACAAGGTAGTTCGTATATACAGAAACTATCCTTTCTTTTTTCAACCTATACAGGATGGTTCTAGTAACCCTCGTGTAGAGCTTGCGTTTAGAGAGCCTGCTAAGAAGATAACAAGGAATCAGAAGCATATAGAACAATCTGAAGCTTTGAACTCTACTATAGATTGGAAAAATACAGCAGATAATAGTTATGACGGTATGAAGCTTAAACTTCTAGTTCATGATGAGGCTGGTAAGTGGACAGGGCAAAACTCTATAAAGAAGAACTGGGGTGTGACTCAGACTTGTTTACTTCTTGGTAGAAAGGTTGTAGGAAAGTGTATGATGGGATCTACTGCTAACAAGCAGCAGGATGGTGGTGCAGAGTTTAAAGATATATTCTACGACTCTAATATAAGTGAGAAAGACTTAAATGGTAGAACTAAGAGTGGATTATATAAGTTATTCATTCCTGCTTACGATAACCTAGAAGGTTTTATAGATGAGTATGGATACTCTGTAATAGACACTCCAGAGAAACCTGTTATGGGAATTGACGAGATGTCAATTGATGTTGGGGCTAGAGATTATATACAGAATAGGAGAGACGCTTTAAAGAATGATACCACATCGTTATCAGAATTTAAAAGACAGTTTCCATTTACTGTAGAAGAAGCCTTTAGGAATGACACTCAAAGTTGTATATTTGATGTCGAAAGAATCTATCAGCAGATGGATTATAACGAAGTTAATAACACTCCTACAACAAGAGGAGAGTTTGTTTGGAAAAATGGCGTACAAGATAGCGAGGTTATGTGGATACCTCATCGAAAAGGGAAGTGGGAGATTACCTGGGTTCCAGAAAGTCAAAATCAAAACGTTATATCTTCTAGGTTTAATAAAAAATTTCCTGGAAGGTCAGACAGTTTGGTTGCAGGCTGTGACCCTTATGATCATGACACCACTACTGATGGTAGGAGATCTGATGCTGCTGCTCATGTTTTTCATAAGTTTAGTATGGGAAGTGATGCGTCTATGCAGTTTGTGTGTGAGTACATTAACAGACCACCTAAAGCAGAAATATTTTACGAAGACATGATTAAAATGTGTGTGTTTTATGGGTGTCAGGTGTTAGTAGAAAATAACAAAGTAGGAATACTTAAGTACTTTGAGAATAGAGGTTACTACGAGTACCTGATGGATAGACCAGATATGACACATACAGAGTGGAGTCGAGGAAAGCAAAAGACAAAAGGAATACCTGGATCTGGAGCTGCAGTAATAAATGCTCAGGCAGAGGCTATAGCTACATATATATATGACCACGTTGGTTATGACGCAGAGACAGGAGAGATAGGAAGATGCTTTTTTAATACGCTTCTTGATGATTGGAGTAGGTTCGAGATAGATAATAGAACAAAATACGATGCTAGTATATCGTCATCATTGGCACTTCTAGCTTCACAAAAATATATAAAACCTAAGAAAGAATTAAAGGCTTCATCTCCTTTAGTTAAAAGATATAGTAACAAAGGAATGTTTAGCAAACAAATAAAGGCATGAACTACGGTAATAACAAAAATAAATTAAATGGTTACCCATCACCTTTAGCGACTAACGAAGAGAAAGCTGCTAATGAGTATGGACTTGAGTACTTTAAGAATATGTACTACGAGTGGCATAATAATGGTGATGTGTACTTTAGAGATCGTAAGATGCGATATAATCGTAACAGGTCTTATGCTGAGGGTAATCAAGATGTTGGTAAGTATAAAGACTTGCTGGATGTTCAAGGAGACAGCTCTTACCTTAATATAGATTGGAGTCCTGTTTCTATAGTTCCTAAGTTTGTTGACGTTATCGTCAATGGTATGGTTAACCAAGAGTATGATATAAAGGCTAAGTCTATAGATCCTATTGCTGCTAGTGAGAGGATGGATAAGAAAAAACAAATGTATGGTGACATGCTCACTAAAGACTTTGTTGAAGGCTTAGAAGATCAAACTGGTATACCGTTAGCTCCTAAAGGATTTGTTGCTGAGAACTCTGAGGAGATAGATATGTTTATGGCACTTAACTATAAGCAGAATGTAGAGATAGCTTTAGAAAAGGCTATAGAGTATACCTTAGATGTTAATGATTATGATGAGGTTAAAAGAAACATGATTCGTGACCTTGTAGTTTTAGGTCTTTGTGCTGCTAAGACAGAGATGTCTAAGACAGAAGGTGTTAAGATACGACACGTAGATCCTGCAAACCTTATTACTTCTTTCTCTGCTAAACCAGACTTTAAAAATATACGTCATGCTGGGGAAGTTTACTCTATAACTATTGCTGACTTAAAGCAACAAGCAGGAGATGAGTTTAGTGAAGATGATTATATTAAGATAGCTAGAGAGTATGCTGGTAAGAATAACAACCCAGTAAATTATGGTACTCAGGCTTACTATGAGAATGGTAACGAGACTTACGATTATGATAAGTTTAGCGTAAATATATTAGACGCTGAGTTTATTACAAGTCACAGCTTAAAATATGAAAAGAAAGAAAATAAGTTTGGTGGTTACTCTGTAAATAAAAAACCATCGAACTACAAGAAGCCTAAAAAATCTAAAACTAAAAGAGAGGATATAGGCTCTACAGTAAAGGTTGTTTATAAGGGTAAGTATATTGTAGGAACAGATTATATCTTTAACTACGGTATGATGCAGGATATGCCTAGACCTAAGTCTAACTTGGCTGAGACAAGGTTGTCTTACATTGTCTATCAACCAAACCTTTACAAGATGAAGAGTCGTTCTTTAGTAGATAGAATGATTCCTTTTGCTGATCAGATACAATTAGCCCACCTTAAAATACAACATGTTCTCGCTAAGGCTAGACCAAAGGGTGCAGCATTTGAAGTTGGTTCTTTAGAAAATGTTTCTAAGGGAGATGGAGGTACATTTACACCATTAGAGCTTCAAGAAATCTACGATCAAACTGGTAACATATACTATAGACGTATAGATGACGAAGGGCAGATGACAGGAGCTATGCCTATACAAGAATTAGAAAATGGTATAGGTAGAGACTTTAGTACTCTTATAGGTGTATATAATCACAACATGCAAATGATTCGTGACGTAACAGGTGTTAACGAAGCTAGAGACGCTTCAAAACCATCTAGCGAAGCTTTAGTAGGAGTTCAGAAGTTATCTTTGTTAGCATCAAATAACGCTACAAGAGATGTTAATGATGCTTACCTTAATGTTACACGAAGAGTCTCTCAGAGCATTACTGTACGCATGCAGGACCTGGTAAACTTTAAAGGTCTGCATAAAATGTACACAAACGTTATAGGAGATACTTCTATGCATAGTATAGATATGATGAAGAAACTGTCTATACACGAGTTTGGTATAACTTTAGAGGTTGCACCTAGCGAGGAAGAGAAGCAGATGATGGAGCAAAACATTCAAGTATCTTTAGCTCAGAAAGAGCTTAGACTTGAGGATGCTATTATGATTAGGTCTATCAGAAATATTAAGATGGCTAATCAGATGCTTATTCTTCGTAGAACTAAATATCAAAAAGAACAACAGGCAATGGCTCAACAAGCTTCAGAGCAGAACGCTCAGTTGCAACAGCAGTCAGCACAACAAGCTGCACAGCTTAAACAACAAGAGTTGCAGGCAGAGATGCAGATAGAGCAGGCTCGTGTTCAGGCTAAGAGTCAGGCAGAGATGCAGTTAAAACAATTAGATTACCAACTTAAAGAACAGTTTGAGCAGGCTCAACACCAGAGAAGACTTAGAGAAATAGAGCTAGGTAACTTAGGAAAAGAGGGTGCTGCAACTATTCAAGGTGGTGTTAGAAAAGAAGTTCAACAGCAGTCTGCTATGAATCAATCTCAAATGATTGAGCAAAGACAAGGGAAGAGAGGTCCTCTAGGTGAGGAGCAAAAGATGGCTGAATAATTTGGGATTAATATAAAATAGTTTATATTTGCGAAAATAACTGAATTAAATTTAAGACAATGGATATTAGAGATGAATTAGTAAAACAGTTTGGAGGAGAGGTTGTACAGCCTGAATCTAAACAAAATATCGTTGACTTGACTGGTGATGAAAACCAAGCAGTCGAGTCAGAGCAACCTGTAGCGAAAGAACAATCTAACGTTATAGACTTGACAGGAGAAGAGAGTTCTTTAAATAATGAAGAGACTACTACTGAGGAACAACCTCAAGCTAGTCAACCACAAGAGGGTAAAGAAATCAGTGATGAACAAATTTTCAAACACCTTAGCGAGAAGCTTGGTAGAGAATTAACGTCATATGATGATCTTAACACAACGAGTGAACAAACAGAAAGCAATGACTTCGCTAGCGAGCAGCTTCGAGTTATTAACGAGTATGTTAAAAACACTGGTCGTACAGTTCAAGATTACCTAAACACTCAGTCGGTTGATTTATCCAACGTGTCTGATGACGCTTTAATGAAGGAGTATCTACGATTAGATAACCCAGATTTAACTGATGCAGAGTTAAATGATTATATGGCGACAACGTACAAAACAGACAAGGAGGAGTATAGTGCTAGAGAAACTAACGCTGGTAAGGTTCAACTTATGAAGGACGCTAAAGCTGCTAGAGACTACTTTAACAAGGTGAAAGAGGATTACGCTATGCCAATACAGGCAGACGATCCTGGAGTATCTGAGGCAGAAAGAGGAGAATGGTTATCTCAAATGGAGACAGAGGTTAATGACCTTGAAGGTTTATCCTTCTCTATGAATGACCAAGGTGAAGAATTTGTTTATAATCTAGATGACGAAGCTCGTCAAGAGATTAAAGGATATAATTCTGATCTAGAAAACTTTTTTGATAAGTATGTTGATGAAAGTGGCAAATGGGACTTTGACGCTCTTAATACAGATATGTACATCATGAACAACATTGATAAGATTGTTCGAGGTGTAGCTAATCAGTACAGAAGTAAAGGAACAGAAAGCGTAATTAATGAGATTAAGAACCCTTCGTTTACACAAGATAAACAAAGTACCCCTCAGAAACAGGAGTCAACTCTTGATATGTTAAGACGACAAATACTTGGTTAAAAAATTAATTATTATTTATTTAAAATTATAAAAAAATGGCAACAGTAGGTTTAGGTACTAACATGGTGGCAACACCATCAAGTACAGCAGTTGCAATGACATCAAACTACGTGTCTTCTTCTGACTTAATTGCTTCTGGCGATACTTCAGCAGCTTTTCACCAACGTGATGTTGATGAGCAACTTATTAAACGATACGGTAATCAAGGGATTACTGGATTAATGGAACTTTTAGGTTCTAAAAAAGAAACAACAGCTCAAACTTTTGAGCACTATGAAGAAACTTTCCTTCACAATTCATTTACAGGTGCTATATCTGGTAATACTCTAGATGTTGTAAATGCTTATGATGATGCTGGTGATGGAAGTGGTAATACAGCAGTTCGTGATGGTGACCTTGTATTAGGTAACACAGGAGCTATGTATTATGTTACTTCAGCAGACACATCAGATAC